TCGACTAATTGCAAAACTGACATTCTTTCTTTTAACAATTCTGCTTCACGCATTTCGGTGAAGTTATTGTCTTTCTTAAATTCGTAATAGATATCTTCTTTAAAGTTATCCCATTCTTCAACAGAACAAATACCTTTTAAAGATAACTGTGTTCTTAGTGCATAGTCAAATATCTGTGAAAACTTATTACGAAGTCTTGCTACAAACTTAGCAAACTTAACTTCATCTCTGGTAACTTCAGTTGTTCTACCAAGACCAATCATACCACCTTGTTGTGGTTCTAAACGACTGATTGGCACATTCAATGCATTTAATAGTTTCTGTCTAAAGTAAACCACATCAGCTAATTCACCAAGATTTTGTCCTGCAGCCAATGTAGTAATCTCTGTACCTTTACCACCTTCACGGCGAGGCAACCAGAAGTCTTCTAACATCGACATGTGTTTACGGTCATCACGGACTTCACCAGTAGCCGCATCGTAAACAATTTTGTTCTTATACTTAATCATCACATCACGGAGATACTGTTCCGCTTTACCTTTTGGTAAATTACCCACATCAATATAGAACACTCTTCTTTCTGGTGCTCTTGAGACACGGTAAATAACAACCGCATCTTCAATCATTCTCAACTGATTAAGTGGCTTAATCGCTTTGTGTATATACGATATGACGAATGTGTTTTTAGAATCCATCAAACCTGAATTTACATTCAGAATAGATTCAGGTGCAATTCTTAAACCAGCATTTACTGAACTGGTATATGATTGTGTTACTGTGCCTCTGTCATTGTAGACATAGTATTCAGCAAGAGACTTAATAATCAATGCGCCAGTTTTTGGGTCTTGACCTTTTTTAATCTCTCTTACTTTACGAATCTTCCGAGGGTCAATATATCTTAACTCTTGAATACCTTCTTTTGGTTTTGTTTCATCAACAACAATGTGATAGTAAATTCTACCATCAATGTACCATCTCTTAAATAAATCATCTGCTAAATTACTGAAGTTTAATAGTTTAAGAATGTTCTCAAACTCTTCTGCAATTTTCTTTTTGATGGTTTCTGGTTGTTTTAATTTATCAAGAACAATGTCTAGTGTTCTGCCAGATTCATCGTGTGTTATTGCCTCATTGACAATATCATCAATAGCCATCTCCAACTCAGGATGATTTGCCATTTCACGATATCTAGAAACTAGTTCTATTTCATTGCGAACAGAACCTTCTAAATCAACATATGTTCCATAATGAGCGTTTTGAGTGATGGTAACTGCACCATCATCCATTGTCTCCGTTGGAAGTGCGAAAGATGGTTGCTCAGGGTTTTGTGCCTGAACAACATCATTTCTACCTAAGGTAAAACCAAAAAGTTTAATAGCCATTAATATACCATTCTAAAAAAATACAATAGGACCAAACTGGTCCTATTATCACACTACGCCAGTTTCTACAGCATCCCACCATTGATAGGTGAGTGTTACAGAAAACTCTTCAATAGCATCGTTAGAGCCCCAATCAACATCAATTGGTGTAACATCTGTTGGGAATAAACCAACGAATCTATATCGTTTAAGTGTATCACCATTTTTACCAAATTGACGAACATCACCATCAACAGAATAACCTGCTGGTGCTAATGCAATTGGATTACGAACATTAAGATTGTGACTATTGATGCCGTTCATCCATCTTTCGAAAGCATTACGGACTGCAAAGTCTTCATCGTTAATAACTGTAATTGTCCAATCTGCAAAGGTTCTATTGCCTGCAAACTTTAATTCTCTGCCAAAGTATTGAACTGGCACAACACCAATTGTTGATCCTGGTAATTGTGCAGTCTTACACATAAATGTTAATTTTGTTTGTGCATTTCCTGGCGCAGAGAACGCAGGGAAAGGCATAGAAATTTCAAACAGATTAGGACGGGCACCGTCCCCTGTCATTTGACTTCTAAATTCGTTTACTGAAAATGCCATGTGATTTCTCCTGTTTCTCTATTTATTAGAACTTGCCAACGACTTCATCAAACGATACGCCTGTGCGAACCGCAACGAAGTTAAGTTGGATAAAGTTGATTGAGCGAGCAGGTTTAATGTAGATATCACCAACAAACTCATTGCGGTCGACAACTTCACCAGTGTTATTGGATTCGTCACAAACTACTTTGAAGTCGGTAATACCACGGCGACCTTGTACATCACGCAAGAATGGTTCTACGAGTGCAACAAATTGAGCTCTTGTGAATTGGTCATTAAACTCAAACATTGAAAATCTAGCTGCTCTTGCAATAGACTTTTCTAACACAATGAATAGACGGCGAACATTGATGCGGTCAAACGCAGATGGTTTAGACAACAATGTTTTGTCACCAAACAATACTGTGCCTTCGCCTTGGAATGAAACAACAGGATTAATACCCTTGACATACAAATCATCTCTGTTTGTCTTTGTTGGATTCCATGCAAGTTTAATTACATTCTTAATGATACCACGATTCAAACCACCAGGAGAGAACCATGGGTCTCTTTCGAGGTCTGTTCTTGCACATAAACCAGCAACATCACCGTTCATTGGTACCCAACGGTAAACATCAGAATACTTGTCGTATTGATATTTCCAGTTAGAATCTAAAACTGTATATGATGAACTTGTTAATGTGTCACGATATGTTCTAATTGCTGTTGTCTCTGAGCCTGCATTATCAACACAATTTGATTTTGGTGGTGATAAGAATACTACGCAATCTTTTCTTGATTCAGCAATTGAAATAAGAGAAGTTGAAACAGTAGTATCTGCTGGACCGGAAACAATTAATGCAACATCAACAGCTTCTGCGTTGTTGAAATAGTCATATGCAGTTATCACATTGGCAGTTGTTATTGTACCATCAACACCACCAGACAATGATACTGTTACATTGGCAGTTAAGTTTGCAAATGCTGTGTTATTTGCAGAAGAACCCCATGCGGTACCTGTTGAGATTGTGGTTGGATGTGACAACCAGTGAATGTATTTTGATTTGTTTTGTAAGACTTGTTTGTAGTAATTTGCATTACCAGAATCGTCTTTAGCGTCTAATGCTTTAGATACGAAACCAAACTTCTCAAGGACTGTGCCTCTTGTGCCTGTAAACAGACCATCTTCGTCAACAACAACAATGTGAACTTCATCAAATGAACCACCTTTGTTTGAAACATAGGTAGAAGTGTTTGGTGTTGAAGTAAATTGTGTTGCGTAAACCCAACCTGAATATGTGTTTGCATCTGCAACAGAAACTCTTAATGTGTTACCTAATGCACCCGCATAGCGAGCACCAGCAATACCGTAAGCGGTATTACCAGTAGAATAGTTATCTAACCAGTCATCCTCATTTTTAATAAGGGCAACATTGTTAGCACCATTTGCAGTTGCGTTTCTTGTTGTTGTAATATTTGCTGCACGAACAACTTTAAGATTGTTTGTGTATGCCAGAAAGTTTGCTGCTGAGAACCAGTATTCATAATTATCTGAATTCGGTGTGCCAAATGTATCGGCAAGCCTTACTTCGTCTGAAATTGTAATAATTTCGCCAACTGGACCCCAAGCAAACGGTCCTGCAAATGCGCCAATTGAAGTGGCGACTGAGGGGACAATTGTAGTCAGGTCAATTTCTGATACATTTACCCCAGGTGATAGCTGAAATGCCATGGATTTCTCCTTTTGTTATCGGATCAAATTCGAATTTATACTGTATTTAGTTATTTAGAAAGTTGAGGAATGATAACCTTTTTCTGTCCAATAGTCGTTACCGTCCACAATAACCTCTTCTTTCCGCCCATCGTCAAATATACCAACAGGCGTTAGTTCTTCCTCACTTAGCATGTTTTGTTCCGCTAACATCAATTTTCTAATATCAATGTTTGTCGATTCTTTAAAGAATGACTGTGCTGTTAACCACGAAAACAAAACTAACCCCATAACCAAATCATCATTATTACCTTCTTCCGCAGCATAACTGTCACGGTTTCTAGTGAAGGTATTCATTTCGGCAATGGTGTCAAAGTCATTGATAATTAACTTATCATTTTCCACCAATGTCTTTAAGTTAGCACATCCGACTTTTTTTACAGTCTTTGTGGTCTTGATACCAAAACTAGTAGACCTTTTAAATCCACCAGAAATACTTTGACCTTTAATATGATGATGTTCCAACTTGTATATGTTTTCGTATTCCAAATCATAGTGCAGAATATCGACAACTTGTTGACCAATGTTATTGGTCTCAACCAGAGCATATGCTTCATTGTAC